GCGTAGGTTTGAGGGAGAGCTGTGGTGTCCACCAGAAACGCAATAAAGAACGGCTACAGGTCAGGTCTTGAGACTAAGGTATCTGAGCAACTAACAAAGGCGGGTGTTAAGTTTGAGTATGAGAAGCTAAAGATCAAGTACTCTGTCAACGAAGTAAGAACCTACACGCCCGACTTTGTTATTTTAAGCAACGGTATTATAGTTGAGACCAAGGGTAGGTTTGTGGCTGCTGATCGTAAGAAGCACCTACTGATACAGAAGCAAGAACCTTTGCTAGATATTAGGTTCGTCTTCTCTAACTCTAGAGCAAAGATAAACAAAGGTTCGCCTACAAGTTATGCTGACTGGTGTGACAAGCACGGGTTCATGTGGGCGGACAAGTTCATTCCAGAGGAGTGGTTAAATGAAACTACTTAATGCTGTTGACAGCAAAGCTGGAGAAAAGGGTACGCCCTACACACCAAAGGAAATTGATGCCCATGAGTATTCAGAGCGTATTTGGGCAACTATTGCTGAGTGCAAGCGAGAAGCTCAGGAACTTAGCCGAAAGACTTGGGACGAGGGTTACTGGGCAGGGGTCCACGATAGGGGCCTTAAGTAGTGGGGTTCTCATATGGGATGTAATCGACGGACCTTACCTACGAGAAGAGTTCGACGAAGACATCTTGTATGAGGATGGTATCCCAGAATACCTAAACGCAATGTTAGTGGTTAAAATAGAAGAAGACGGTAAGGTAGGCAATGTTAACTTCTGGTATGAAACAGAGGAAGAGGCTATGGAAATAAAGCAGTACTTTAATAGCAACATAAAACCACTAGAGGTGATATAGTGACAGGTAAGACAGTAGTAGTCCTGAGTTGTGGACACAGTGATCCTTCGGTCCCTAACGACCGTTACTCTTGGCTAGGGGACTTCCTATATGACCTAAAACCTGATTATGTTGTAGACTTGGGTGATGGCGCTGATATGCGGTCGTTAAATACATTCGACACTCGTTCCCCTTCTGCAATCGTATCTCAGTCCTATCAGAAGGACGTAGAACATTATAATGACGCTATGGAGCGTATGCGCTGGAAGTTCCGACACCACAAGCGTAAGCGTCCTTTCTACATAGGGTTTGAGGGTAACCATGAGCAAAGGATCAAAAAAGCGATCTCACACGACCCACGACTGGAGGGATCAAAGTACGGGATTTCCTTTGGGCATCTTCAGACGGACCACTGGTTTGACGAGTACCACGAATACACTAATTCCGCCCCAGCCCTCGTTAATTATGATGGTATCATCTACGGTCATTACGTTGCTAGTGGTAATTATGGTACTGCTATGTCAACTAAGCATCATGGCTATTCTCTTGTTGAAAAGCTGGCCTGTAGTGCTACTGTCGGTCATACTCATAAATTCAATTATTACTATAAAGGTGATGCACGTCCTAATGCGCTACATGGCCTTGTGGTTGGCTGCTTCAAGGGCGCGGCGGAAGGCTGGGCAGGACAAGCGAACCAAGAGTGGCGTAAGGGTCTGGTGGTCAAACGTGAAGTATCGAATGGTAACTATGATCTTGAGTGGATTTCGTTGGGGAGGTTAGAACAAGCGTATGGGAAAACGTAGTAGTTTCGATAGAATAGACCGCGACTACTACCCAACACCAATAGAAGCTGTTAAGCCTCTGATCGACCACTTGCCGTACAGCTTTGACTACATTGAGCCTTGTGCTGGGGATGGTCGTCTGATAAACCACATATCAGAGTTGACAGAGGGTCATGGTGAATGTTTGTTTGCTTCTGACATAGAACCAAGGGCGGAAGGTATCTACGGGAGTGACGCCTTAAACCTTGACTTCGGGGAGTATGGTGTTGTAGACTTCTGTATTACTAACCCACCTTGGGACAGGAGCTTCTTGCACCCCTTCTTAGAGCATTACATAAACATAGCCCCCACTTGGTTGTTGTTCGATGCAGATTGGATGCACACTAAGCAGTCAGCTCTGTACATGACCTATTGCACTAAGATCGTCTCTGTTGGTAGGGTAAAGTGGATTGAGGGTAGCAAGGGTGTTGGTAAAGATAACTGTGCGTGGTACTTGTTTGATGGTTTGAAGTTAGGGCCAACAGAGTTCTACGGAAGGACAATATGAAAGAGGAGACGTAGCGATGGTACTAGACGCAGAACAACTAGAGATGTGGGACTACTGGGACGAAGCACAACCAACCCCAGAGCCTGACAAGACTACTACTATGGACAAAGTTCGAGAGTTTGCTGAGGTGATGGGACAGAAGCCTGACCCTGAGCTGTCTGCTACCTTGGTTCGAGAAGAGTTTTTTGAGTGGACCAACGAGCGTTATCTACATAACCATCAGAACTTGTCCAATCACAAAGACGAACTCAAGGAACTCTCTGATCTTGTCTATGTGATCTATGGCTATGCTAATTCCCGTGGGTGGAACTTGGATGAGGCTATCAAGCGGGTGCATGAGAACAACATTGGTCGGTGCGTTCAACCAGATGGAACTATCAAGCGTAGGGCAGACGGTAAGATTCTCAAGAACCCAGATTTCCCCGCTGTAGTTTTGGACGACCTAGTATGAGTTGGAACAATGTAATCCCTGCATGGATACTAGCTGCTGATAGTATTATTCACCAATACCACAAAGGGGAACTTGACTACGACATTGCTAAGGCTAAGTTGATAGACCTTAGGGTGCCTGATAAGATGGTTAAAAGACTCGACATCAACAACAACCCGAAAGAGTAATAATGAACATCTTTAGTAGGTACTTGCGTTACCTGAAGACATGGCGTAAGCACCGTGAGGCTATCAAGCAACTAAACAGACTCACAGATAGCGAACTGAAAGACATTGGCATTAACCGTTGCGACATTGACGCTATGGTTTGGCTAGAAGAAGATAAACAACAACGTGGAAAGAGCAATAAATGAATAACTACCTCCCTACTGATTACCAAGCGTTTATCCACACCTCTCGTTATGCACGATGGCTGGAGAAAGAAGGACGCCGCGAGACTTGGGCTGAGACTGTCGGACGCTATGTAGAAAATCTAGTGACCCCCCGTGTGACTGACGACACTATTGTGAACGAGATTGAGCAAGCTATCCTTGGCCTAGAGCTTATGCCTAGTATGCGAGCTGTAATGACCGCTGGGGTAGCACTAGATCGTGACAACACAGCAGGCTACAACTGTTCCTACATGCCTGTAGACGATCCTAAGTCCTTTGACGAGGCCATGTTCATCCTTCTCTGTGGTACAGGCGTAGGGTTCTCTGTAGAGCGTCAGTTCGTAAGCAAGCTGCCAGATGTGCCAGATCAGATGTTCAACTCCTCTACTACTGTTGTTGTAAAGGACAGCAAAGAGGGTTGGGCTAAGGCACTGCGTCAGGTTATCGCATTGCTGTACTCTGGTGAAATCCCAAAGTGGGATGTGTCACTTGTTCGTCCTGCTGGCGCAAAGCTCAAGACCTTCGGTGGTCGTGCATCAGGTCCAGCACCACTGGTTGACTTGTTCAACTTTGTTATTCGTATCTTTGCTGCTGCTAAGGGTCGTAAGCTCTCTAGCGTTGAGTGCCACGACATCATGTGTAAGATTGGTGAAGTGGTTGTTGTTGGTGGTGTTCGTCGGTCAGCTATGATCTCTCTGTCTAACCTGTCTGATGATCGTATGCGTCATGCTAAGTCAGGCTCATGGTGGGAGAACAACCCGCAGCGGGCATTGGCTAACAACTCTGTCAGCTACACTGAGAAGCCTGATGCTGTGTCTTTCCTGCGTGAGTGGACAGCACTGGTAGAGAGTGGCTCAGGGGAACGTGGTATCTTTAACCGTCAAGCATCCAAGAAACAGGCAGAGAAGAATGGAAGACGAGACCCCAACTACGAGTTCGGAACCAACCCCTGTAGCGAAATCATCTTGCGACCCTACCAGTTCTGCAATCTTACAGAAGTTGTTGTCCGAGCGACAGACACACTTGAAACGCTTGAGCAAAAAGTAAAGTTGGCTACTATTCTGGGGACAATTCAATCCACTTATACCAAGTTCCCGTACCTACGGAAAATCTGGCAGAAGAACACGGAAGAAGAACGACTGCTAGGTGTGTCTCTGACAGGGATCATGGACAACCCACTGTTGACAACAAAGAATGAGGGACTGGAGAAGACACTTGCTCACCTTAAGTCTGTTGCTGTTGCTACTAACGCTGAATGGGCTGTTCGTCTTGGGGTACCTGTTAGTGCTGCCATTACTTGTGTTAAACCTTCTGGTACGGTGTCTCAGCTTGTTGACAGTGCCTCTGGTATTCACGCTCGTCATAGCCAGTATTATATTCGTACTGTTCGTGGAGATACTAAAGACCCTCTGACACAGTTTATGACAGATCAGGGTATTCCCTCTGAGCCTTGCGTAATGAAGCCAGATACAACAGTGGTGTTCAGCTTCCCTGTGAAGGCACCTATGGGCGCTGTAGTAACCTCTGACCTGACTGCTATCGAACAGTTGGAGACGTGGCTTGCCTATCAGCGTCACTGGTGTGAGCATAAGCCTAGTGTGACTATCAACGTCCGTGCTGATGAGTGGTTCGAGGTTGGTGCTTTCGTCTACAAGCACTTTGATGAGATGTCAGGTGTGTCATTCTTGCCATACAGTGAGCATACATACCAGCAGGCACCTTATCAGGAAGTGGACGAGGCAACATACCAAGACGCTTTAGCTAAAATGCCTAAAGAGATTGACTGGACCAAGCTCTCTGAGTATGAAGCTGAAGACAATACAGTAGGCACACAGACTTTTGCTTGTGTTGGTTCCTGTGAAATCGTAGACATGACGTAAGGTTGAGATATGCCGCCTTGGTAACAGGGCTTGTCCTGAATGTGTACAGGATATGTGGGTTGATCGCCACAGAGGCAAGATAGCGACGATGGGACTCACGCTTCGGCACTCCCAGTGTATAGCCACATAGTCGTGACACCTGAGCAAGTGCCTAAAAGGCTCTTTATCAATCTAAAGGAGATAGTATGACTGAGGAAAGTACACTGCCAGATTTTAACCCAAGTGGCTCTGTCCAAGTGCAGACAATTAAAGCTATTACAGAAGAGTTACTTAACTACATCCGCGATAATGTCCCTGACAACCGAGAGCGAAGTATTGCACTAACTAACTATGAGCAGGCAGCTATGTGGGCAGTCAAGGCCAATTTTACCTAACTAAAAGCACCTGAGCAAGTGTCTAAAAGGCTCAACCAACAACACACAGGGGAAAAGGATGTGGACAGTAATCTCCCAAGACAACTGCAAGTTCTGTATGGATGCAATCAATGAACTAGAGAAACAAGGTCAGAAGTATGTGCTAATCAACATTAAAGATGAGAACTACCCGTGGGTACGAACA